GTTAGTGCTATGACCACAGGACTCGGGAAAGTAGCGACTGGGCAGACTCTCACTCCACGGGAGCGCCTATCTCTCCGTATCGGTTTTAATATGATCGCGACGGTCACCGCATTGTCTGTGGCTACATCTATGTATGCGGCGTTAAGGAACGATGAAGACCCGGTACAGGCAGGACTGAATGCGGTTAACCCTACCCATCCTGACTTTGCGACTATCCACTTATCTTGGACGCATCTGCCGTATGTCCAAGACCAGAAACTGCCGATGGGCGGACCGTTCCGGGCTATAGCCAAGATGTTCGCTCCTAGAGATGTGAGTTGGTCTCCTGTACCAGTCCCATTTGCTACGTTACCTCAGTGGGTTATAAACCGCGTTGGGCCTGGCTTGCAGGCTCTCTACCGGGGAGCGATCGACCGGGACTTCTACGGCTATAAGATCCGTAAAGGCGGCGGACCGGAACAGGCGATCCGCACAGCTTTGTTCGGTCTTGAAAGTGTTTTGCCGCTGATGCCGCAAACACTTGCTGGCGGACTGAGGCGGGGTATGGAATTCGGTGAGAGCATGTCCGATGCTACCTGGCAGTTCTTTGGTACGGACGCACGGCAAGACAGTGCTTGGCAGGAGCGTAACAAGAGTGCGGCTAGGTGGGCAGAATCCCAGAATTTCAACTATGACGTAGGTGGTTATAAAGACCTTCGGGGCCGTGACCGGAACCTCTACGATAAGACTGTCTTAGGCGAAAAGCAGGCTGAAGCCGTATACCAGAAGGTAAAGAGAGATGCTGAAGTAGGTCAGATACCTTGGGCTATGGACTTGTTGGCCTCTATGGACGCACAGAGGAAGGCCGAGGGATTCCAAGAAAGTGACGACGAGAAGTTAGAGCGTTTCTATGACCCGGCTTTCGCTGGCACCGGACCCCGTGAATCACTCAATCCTACTGAGTGGAAGCAACAAAGGAAGCAAAGGTCTTTAGAACTACGGACTACGAAGAAAGCTATTCATTATTCTCCTGAAGAAAGTAAGTGGCTACCTCAATATGAACTTGATGATACCGACCCGACAGACCGGTTCTTCGAGAAGATGGCCGAGATAATGAATGAGGCCGATATCGATCAGATGGACAATCAAGCCTGGGACGACCTAGACCAGTGGGTATCCGAGCAGTCGCAGGAAGACCAGGAATACATAGAAGTAGATGCTTATGGTGGTGCGCTCACACCCAAAGTGCAGGAGTACTACGACGATATCGCAAAGTTAGAAAAATACTGGCAGATAGAAGAAGATTTCTTTAAAAATGTGGTCAATGACCCCAACATCAAGTTCCTGTGGGACCAGTATAAGAACGCTACTCAAGCTGAAAAAGCTACGGGTATGTATTCCTCGCTGTACAGCATCGAGCAAGACCTAACTGACTTACGACAGAAATATCGGTATGAGAACGAGGATGTTGATGGGATCTTAGCGAAATGGGATTACAGTGGTATCCCGGTACACCCAGAGAACTTTGCTCGTTGGGTACGGTTGCCTGTACTTCCTGACTTCCAGATACGGGGAGCGGGACAGACACAAGTACCAGCACAACCCACTGGTTCTGGGTCGTGGGCTGAAAGCTTATTTGGAACACCTACTCCACAAGGAGTAGGAACTCCTACCCCTGCCGCCAGTCCTACGGGTGGTGGATCGTGGGCTGAGAGCTTATTTGCCGGTGCTAGATAAGGATATATATACGGTATATAATGTATTGACAAGTGTGCATTTATGCATATAAATGGGAGGGATTGTGACAACCGAAAATTCTGATGTGGTAGCTCTTACCGACGAGGCATCCTCGGCAGATACCCCACAAGACGAAACGATCGATTGGGAAGCACGCGCTAAAGCAGCGGAGGACAAGGCCACTAAGGCCGAGAATGACCTGAAATCGCAGAGAGGGCGACGGAATAGGCAGCAAGAACAGAATGACTTGGTATTGCAACTGAGTAACCAGCAGCGGATGACAGACCGCAAGCTAGACGCACTGATGCAAGCGATGGGAACCGGCGATACCGATACCCTGCCACAACAACTCACCTCTATACAGGGCGAACAGGCCAACCTGAATGCTAGTGCGGCTTACACAAGCACCTGGACGAGCCTGTCTGAAGACCTGGTCAGTTCTGTACAGGACGCTCAAGGCAACGACCTTGTTGACCTACAGAACGGGCCGGAACTAGCAGAGGTCCGCACCATGTGGACTGAAGCGCACAACAGGCGGGACGTAAGGGGATTACAAGAGGCGGTGACCGAGTCACAGCGGGTCATGCGCCAGTTCGAGCGGGGTCAACGTGCCGCAACGCCGGCAGAGCCAGCGACGGCGGAAGACTCCGGGGCATTCGACCTGGATACAGGTCCGGCTGCTGGTGGCAGTGGCATGTCCGATCAGAGGTGGTTAGACACGGTCTACGGCTCTGAGGACTACACTCCTACCTCAGACGATCATAAACGAGCTAAAGCCGTCCTGGACCGCATGAGTGCGGGAGGATAAGGAGAATCAACGATGGCAGCAGGCGATACTACTACCCAGTCACTAGCTGACAGTCTGCCTACAGTCATTGCGTCAGCGCGTCAGATCAGAGAGCAAGAGGGTGTTGTTCCTAACTTAGTGGACAAGGTCACTCTTGGTGAAGGGACTGGCGTCTCATGGAACGAAGTTTCTATGGCGCAATTGACTGCTCAGACGGTCACTGAGACCACGCGTCTCGACAACCCACAGCAGATGTCCGATACGTTGCTGACGATCACTCCCACCGTAGTGGGTATCCACACCCTCATCACTGACCGTGTGGCAGCCCGTATCAGTAAGAACGCTTACGCAAAGGTGGGCGGTCTTGCACAGAACGCTATCCAGAGGAAGAAGGACGAGGACGGGTTGACCGCCATCGACGGCGCATCCCTCACCATCGGTTCTTCTGGTTCGGCCCTGACAACGGGGATAATCGCCGCCGCTGTCTCCCGTATCTCCTCTGACGCTGACGAGCCTGGGAACCCACCTTACCGTGCGGTCCTTCATGGCTTCCAGATCAAAGACCTCTACGATGCAGTCGCATCGATCTCCAGCGGCAACCCTCCGACAACGACTGGATACACCGACGGCCTGTCCGCCCGTGTGTTCCAAGAGGGCTTCCGGGGCCGCATCCATAACTGCGAGATATTCGAGGACGGGAATATCACCATTACCAGCAATGCTTGTAAGGGTGGGATATTCGCGCAGGAAGCACTGATCCTCGTACAGGGACGTTCCCCGCGCACGGAGACTCGCAGAGAGCCCCATATCGGCGGCGGTTCCACCAGCGTATTCCTCTATGACGAGTACGCCTACGGTGAACGCTCTGCCGGGAACTGGCTCTTTGAAGTCGAAACCGACGCAACGCTTCCTACTACCTAATGAACCACCGGCGCACCGTCTGGTCTGAGGCCCACGGCCCCATACCTAAAGGGTGGGTGATTCATAACTTGAATGGACAACCTGCGGATGTGCGGCTAGAGAACCTGGCCGCCGTCCCCAGGGATAACATCTTTCTGGCAACCGCACCCTACAGGGAGCGGATACGAAATCTAGAGCTAAAGCTTAAACAAATAGGTGAACATCATGGCCCAATCGGGTAACGGTAGAATCAGGTTATTCAACGACTTCGCTGGTGTAGGAAACACTCTAGCGTTGACCGCCGACACGGCACAGCTTGGAGACTTTTTCGCTGGCGGTGAGGGCTTTGAGGACAGTGACGCTGGTATTGCAGGGAAGGACGCGCTTTCTGGTGTTGTCACATTAACTGGTGCCAACACTGACGCTGATACAACCTTCATCGGAACTCACATCATGTTTGATGTAGGTCTGATGGGTACTATTACTCTGGAAACCAGAGTCCAACTCCCTGACTTGGACACTAAAGAGATATTCTTTGGTCTTACTAGCATCCTTTCAGTTGATGAGCAATTGGAAGACATCGTCATCAACGCATCAGGCACTACCATCACTATGCCAGCAGACCTCTGCGGGTTCTATCTGAGCGATGAACTCACAGACGATGAGGACTGGCACGGTATCCATAATGGCGGGACTACTGCTGGTTCGACTACGACTACTGCTGTTGATCTAAACGATGATGCAGTAGCTGGGGAGTGGCAGGTACTCCGCTTGGAAGTAGACAACAACGGCACTGCTAGATGGTACATCGATGGCGTACTCAAGCAGACCGTAACGGGCGCATGTTCGACAAGCACTGACATGGCCGTATGTCTTGCTGCTGCTGCTAACACGACTCAACTTGTCATCATGGACTGTGACTACATAGAAGTCACTGCCAACAGGGACTGGACGGTCTAACCCTTAGTGACCACACGGCGAGGATTTCGCTACGATAGTGGCAGCTCACGATTAGAAGTGACCGTGGATGGCACTATCGTGGCACGGTTCAATAACGTGTCGCCCAGCCTATCGATCGTTAATGGTGTGACGCTGGACGGCACGGTGACATTCAACGATAGCGCCCAGTGGACGGCTAACGCCTCTGGCACTGTCACCATATCCAATGTTGCGCCGTCAGGAGTAGGTACGGCCACGATCAGTAAGTGGCTTACCGTTACTGACGATGGCGGTACGGTCATGTATATCCCAGCGTGGACGTAGGAGCATGATATGTCTCTACTCCCAGCGACCCTTGAAGTCAGCTACGACGAGCCGGCCTTCAACCTCTCGGAGCTGATCCAGCCGGCCCCTGTAGGACCGCCAAGGCGTTTCCAGATAATACTCGTCATACGCAATGACGCTCTTGCGGAATACCGCATCGACCTCGGCCCCGCAAGCGACTTTATAGCCCCCGAATTCCGCATCCCTGGTGGCATCGTTGATGAGTCCACGGGACGCGGCGAGATCCTCCACACCGTTGGCGAACTCAAAGATATTGCCATTGAGATGCGTGGGCGTGGGGTCCCGACCCTGCCTCGGCGCGATATCTGGCAGGAGTTCTATGACCATCAAGAGGAGCAGGAGAAAAGCGCCATCGGGCATACCGTATTCGGTCCCGGTGGTAGCACGATAAGAGGTTAGTATGACGAGTCAGAACATCACGGATGTCCTAGAACAGATCGCGGACGCAGTAGACGAGGTGCCTGCGGCTGAGATGCCGACCATCACCGAAGCGCCGGAGCCGGGGCTATCGGAGATCACCGAGGTGAACCGGGGCTCTATCGTGGAGTCAGCCGGGTACGTCTATATCTGGGACACCCAGACTGCCAAGCCCAGCGTGTGCAACCGCAATATGTTGGCTTCCACCCTTGGGAAACTTCGCAAAGATGGGACGCGGTTCTTTACTACGGTCAAACCTGACTTCGAGCCTCGCGGCGGCAGTCATAAGTGTTTACTGCATAAAGATGATGCGAACCGCGCCGAGTATGACGAGTTAGGCTTGGCTGTATGCACCAAAGACAACCTTGATTCCCCATACCAGGTCACTGTCCACATGCGATCCCGGCACCCACAGGAAGCGGCGACCATCGAAGATATCACCGCCACCGCACAGCGTGAAGAGGACCGTGAGTTCCAGAGGGTGTTGATCCAGGCGGCCGCTCGGGGCGCAGCTCTGCCAACAAGAGATGCTCCAGCGAAACCAGACCGGGAGCCGGTGGTCGTGCAGTGTGAAGAGTGCGCTACCGAGTTCGACGGCTACAACAAGATGATAGCCACCAACCGGCTGAAGGCTCATACCAAGAAAGAACACGGAGGCACTGATGGGCAATAACGTATCGAATACCAGCATCCTTACCAGTGACGGACAGGCGACCAGTTATCCAGCCCAGGTGTACTGGGTGCTGGTCTCTGCCGCAGCTACAGGTGGGGCGTGGGAACTCAATGACAGCACAGATGACAGCGGCACTGACCTGATAAGCGGGGTCCAGGCGGCTAACACCAGTCAGTTCCTCCGTCTAGGCGCAGACAGCGAAGGTGCGCTCTTATTCAGCACCGCGGTCTATGTGGACATACCTGGGTCAAATATAACGATAACGGTAGGACATAGCTGATGGCTAACGAGTTCAAGCACAAAGACCCGTGCAGTACGCTTACCC